CAAGAGGATTGAGAATCTTAGCCGCGTAAATTGAACAAATATAGTCGTTTGTTGGGGGCGTCATATCAAGCCCGACTTCGACTTCGGCCAGAACAGAATATTTCATGCCGATGGCAGAATTTAAAACAGAATCGGCACCGGGATTCCATGTGAGATTATTTGGAATCCAGTAGCATGTTCCTGTGTGGGCGGTGATGGCTCCGGTGAGGGCAGGAGTCATATAGACGCAGCCTGTGGCTCCCGCCTGTGCAAACATGAGGGTATTATTGGTCCAATACGCCACCGCAACGTGATCGTAAGGGGAACGGGTTCAGAACGAAATCCATTTGTCCATCCATGATGTCTCGTTGGCCCATGTGATGATGTCGCCAGATTTGATCTGGGATATTACGTCAACTAATTTCATCTTCCCCTCCCATTTATGTTGACAATATTTATTATTTCATATATAAATAGAAGTTGAAGCCGGTTAGCTCAGAGGTAGAGCAGTTCCTTTACACGGATCAGGTCGAGATTTCAAAATTCTCACTGGCTACCATTTTGATAAATATGCTTGTGTAGCTCAATTTGGTCAGAGCGGGGGATTCTAAATCCCTAGGTTGTGGGTTCGAGTCCCTCCACAAGCACCAGAAAGGAAAATAAGAATGAAGAAGTATGAAATCTAGGTAAGTATACGTGATCCTCCTACGGATACGTGGAATACAATAAACTTTAACATTAATTAAAATTAGGAGAAATAAAAATGAAAACATATACGCAAGCATGGCAAAAAATTGCCAACAAGGCCACGGCAGTTAACGTCGTTCAACATATCGCCCTGAAGGCCTTCTTCGCTCAAACTTCAAACGAGACTAACCGGGAAGAAATCTTCCAGAGTCAGGCGCGTCGGGCATTTACGGAAGTTACCAACGAAAATAAGTTGGTTAATGGAAACCATCCATTTCAAGGGCTGAAGAAGGCTCTCTGGATTGCTTCTATGTCCCTGAGTGATGGACTTCTTGGAATGAAAGATCAAGAAAGTGTCGATACGATCTTCTCCGGTTCAGAAGAAGCATACAAGGAATTCAAAAATTTCTTGCGAATTTTGAATATTCTTTCAGGAAGAGAGGATGGTTTCGACAAATACAAGCGCCGTAATTATTCCTACATCTTCGTTGATAAGCGTTTCGATGATCCTATTTATCAGGCTGTTCAGGCGGCGCATGTGGCCATGGTGATCGGCCAGAAGATGAACAAATCCTTCGATGCTCACAAGATTCATTTTCAGGTCTGTGAGATGCCGGAACAATATGATCATATCGAAGTTGTGGCTGCTCATCTGGAAGCCGTGGGTTTCCGTGTCGAGGGATTTTATGAGCACGACGTGGATCGTATCATCGCTATTGGTACTCATCCTGTTCCGTCCCATAAAAGAAAAGAACTTAGGGCTTCAACCCTATTGACTTTCTAAAAAAAGGGGCCTATTATGGCCCCTTACTGTTTTAGTAAATAGACTCTTTAGGGGTGCTCCGAAGTTGGAGAGTCGGAACGGTCTCCAAAACCGTGGCGTAATAGCCGAGACGGGTTCGAATCCCTCCGCTCCTGCCAAATTTTAATGATGACGTGTGGCCGAATGGTTAGGCACTCAACTGATAATTGAGACCAAATAGGTTCAAGTCCTATCGCGTCAACCAATGGGGATTTAGCTTAGTCTGGCCTAAAGCAACGCTCTGTCGAAGCGTGATCATGGGATCGAAGCCCATACTCCCCGCCATTTTCTTGAAAGGAATAAAATTGATTAATTTTGATTGTGTCAGCATCGGTGATAGTATTGCCACACGCGAGGGCCTCGGTGGGTCTCTCCATTGTCAAGAAATCCATGCGGTTTATGGTAAGCCAAGTTCCTTCATCATCCATGAGGCTGCGGCGTCGGGTCCACATTATGCCTGCGTCATCTCGGCCGGTTCGAATGATCCTCTGAATTTAAATCTGGAGAAGAATCTGGAGGCCATCCGTAGGAACGTCCATTGCCAGATCACGATATGGGTGAAGCCTGCCCATAGTCGTCCATCCTCGGTGGTAGGCCATGTGGCTGCTCTTTATGGGGATCGGGCCGTTCAGGTATATCCCGGTCGAGATGGGGTGCATCCAAAGTCCTATCCTGCTTTGGCCCAACAAATTAGAAATTCTATTTAAGGGTTTGAAATGTTAGATTATGATGTTGCCCAGACGGTGGTCTGTGTCGATGATAAAAATATTGGAAGTCCACAATTTTATACATCTCTTCCCGAAGAGGGTAAAAGATATATAGTCCGTAAAATATGGACTCCACCCGTTGATGATCCCAAAAAAGGATTCGGAGTCTCGTTGCATGGCATAACCGGCACCTATAATCCTGATTTTAAAAGAGAATGTGCCTTCAGGGCCTCTCGCTTCCGTCCCTTGGATGATCTGGATTTGTACATCGAAAAGATGGAACATGATATTGTTTCAGGAAATTATGATAAATCTCTTGACTTGGAAGATAATCCGTATAGGGTAGAAGAACCAGTTTCTATAAATTCTAAGGAAATCACATGTTCCCAATTATCGAGACCATTGACGACGTGCTGCCCCACATCCGAGGCAATGATAACTTCCACGTTAATTACAAGGAAGATTACATCGTCATCGATTACATCGTCAATACTCCCGACACCTTCCATAACGCTGTCGAAAAGGAATGTCGTGGGATCATCTTTTATAAAGATGGTCGGATTATGGCTCGACGCCTTCATAAGTTTTTTAACGTCAATGAACGTCCTGAAACGCTAGTCGAGAATCTTGATTTCTCCAAGCCGCATGTAATCTTGGAGAAGCTGGACGGATCGATGGTGACGACGATGATTTCCTATGGGAAGATGACGTGGGGTTCGAAGGCCGGTGTGACGTTTCTTACGCCACAGATCGAGGCTTTCGTTGAGAAAAATCCAAAATACCTAGAATTTGCCAACTGGTGTATGTCAGAATGGAGTATGACGCCCATCTTTGAATGGTGTTCAAATCAAAATAGAATTGTTATTTCTCACCCCGAAGATCGTCTTGTGCTGATCGGAATTCGTCATAATGTATCTGGAAACTATCTTGAATATTCAAGAATGAATCATATTGCTCTTGCTTTTGATGTTGATGTCGTCAAACAATATCCCGGCACCGTCGCGTCGATGCAGGAGCTAGTTGAAGCTGTAAAGCCTATGGAAGGCCTAGAGGGCTTCGTGGTGCGGTGGTCTGATGGCTCCATGGTGAAGATCAAGGCCGATCAATATTGCCTGCTACATCGCTCCAAGGACGAACTGGCGCGTGAAAAGAATGTCATCGCCATTCTGGTGGAAGGAATGGCCGACGACTTCCGATTGCTTCTGACTGAGCCTGATCGGGAGAAGTTCGAAGAATTTGAATATGAATTCTGGTGCAACTTCAATGAACAGGCCGACAACATTTTTGGTGTGCTTGAACATTATAACGCCACGAATATGACTCGTAAAGAATTCGCCCTTGAAAGTAAGGATTGGGTTAATTCCTATGTTCGGGCCACCGCCTTTACCTTCTTTGATAAAATTTCTATAAATATCACGGAAGTTAAACAACACCTTCTTGACATTCTAAAAAAGAATACAGGAAGCCAAACAAACGTTGACAAGGCTCGTTCTATCTGGGACAATGGCAACTTAAAGTGGGTCTACTAAGGAGATTATTTTGCGGTACACAAATACATTTCGTCTGGTGTTTTTTAATGTCTTCATCATGGCTCTCTTCATTGTTGGATACTTTTATGGATTTGTGGGTTACATCTTTACAAACGATGTGACCCACATCTCCTACGTTCTGGCGTTGCTACTCGTCACAGGCATCTTTCTACGAATTTTCGCCACCTTCAAAAACGATCAAACCTATGGATATGGCGGGAAGAAGATCAACAGATATCTGAATTATGTCTTGGGACAGTTTCTTTTCATCGGCCTCTGTGGCACCCTGATCGGTTTCGTGCATATGATCATGGGACTTCAGGACTTGTCGGACCCTCAATTCGTTTTGAAAAATATGATTTCAGGCGCGTTGACTTTGTTCAATACGACCTTGATCGGCCTCGTAGCCTTTCTATGGACGAGGTTCAACAGCTTCTTGGTGAATGGTGAATGACCGATCTAAGCGCGAAGTTTAATGAGTCGCTAGAGGAAAAGCTGTTTGGTTATGTTCTGGCCGACGTGATGGTTTCCTTCGCCGCCTTCGTCTTTATGCTTTTCGTGGTGGTTTCTATGGTTCCACACAGTGAAAATAATAATGATGGTGTGATGCTGGGTAGTCTTTGTGCCGAAATTTATTGGCCGAATGATCGTGATATCGATCTTGATATCTGGGGTAAGTCACCCAAAGATGGAAAGCCTATCGGATTCTCCAACATGCATGGCGGGGGACTTGATCTTTACCGTGACGTTATCGGCTTCCAGAATAATCTTGAACATTTAAATATGGAAATCGAATGCACCAACAAGATTATTCCCGGAGAATACACGTTCAATATCTATTATTTCTCTAACCATGAGACACAGGCATCAAGTCCCGCCTTTGGGAAATTTCCGAATGGAACGGTCGAGGCGACAATGATTATCAGACTAAAGGGTGCAAGCGTCTCGGATGGTCGTTTTAAAACTATGAGAGGGGTGCATACATTCACGGCAGAAAATCAAGAGAAGACGATGTTTAATTTCAGGGTCGGTGAGGATGGTAAAATCATAGACAGTTCTATTAATTCAAACGATAAGTGGATGGCTCATCAATGACAGTAATTTCATTTGTCTTCTTTGGTATGACGGCTGTACTATTTTTGATTACATCCTTGATGGTGAGACCGAAGCTTATGGGTCTGGCTGCTCTTATATACTGTTTATTTTTGGGTTTCTCTTATTACACAATTCATGATCTTCTGGGAACGGCCCGACCGATTATGAACATTCCCTTCTATCATCACATATTTACGAAGGAAAACAGTCCTAGGGTGATAAGTTTTGAAATGTCACCTGATAAGAAGAGTATTTACCTTCTCATTATGGAAGATTATCCGACTCTCTACATCGCGCAATTTAATCAAAAGTTGGTCGATGATTTGAATAAGGCTTTCGCCAAGCATCCTCAAGATGTTTTAATTCAGGGAGACGTGACAGAATATGGTGACGCCGACACAAATCAAACTTCTCATCTTCATATAGGAGGATTTGTGCTAGGTGATAATAACGAACTGAAACCAGATACATACACAAACAATGGGGTGGATGAATATAATGTTAAATGAAATAGGGTTCGTGGTTGTTTGTATCAACAATCGCGGCAGGGAGATGTATCTTAAGACAGGCTCACAATATACAGTGATTATCAATTATTTTATTGGTGCAGCCGAATTTTATCGTCTGAAGGAAGTGAAAAATATGGGATTTGAATCCCATCGCTTCATATTGGCACCCAAGCCGGGATTCTCCGCGCCTGTGGTCAATGTCGAGGAAGAGGAAGAAGATTACCGAAAGGCGGCTTAATTTAAAACCGCCGCCTTGACACGAAGGAGAGCCGTGTTACCAGTCTGCACGGCTCCCGTATTACTTGTAAATTTTGTGAAAAGATATAATACCCGCTCATTGATATTGACCGAGTTGGCAATCCATTGCGCCGTCAGGCTACCGGAAGCACTCAGCGTCAGGGAATAATTGGTGGCGTTGGGGGTGTTGGTGACGATAGGGGCGAGATTTGCCGTCAGAAGTCCAATCTCTGAATTTCCGTTAAAGACGTCCAGAAGGTCTAGCGTCGTAAGGAAGGCATTCGCCGTCCATGTCGCGCTGTTCGAAAGCGATACGTTTGACGTGTATGTGAAGTCAGCACCAGCGAAAACCTCTTGTGAAAACATTTTTCTCCCCTTTTTTGAATATTTATCAAAATTATCATTGACAGCGAAAACGAAATCATTTATAAGTTGGACATGGATGAGGGACTGGCCTTCACCGCAGATCAAGGATTTTAAAATGGCACATATGGTAGAAGAGATGGCTTATGTTGGTAAAGAGTGGGGAGGCGAAACCCCTTGGCATTCCCTTGGTTACAAGGTTGCCGGAAATCTCACCGCTCATGAAATGCTCGTCGCCGCGAAGTGCGATTGGGAAGTTGAAAAGTGTGAAATGGGTGACAAGTATGGTCCGGTGACGAAGAACAAGTCCCTGCGTCGCATGTCGGATGGCAAGCTGATGGATGTGGTGGGAGACGATTGGGAGCCTTTACAGAACGAGGTTGCCTTCGACTTCTTCCGCGAATTTGTGGATGCTGGTGACATGACGATGGAAACCGCTGGCTCCCTGCGTGAGGGTCAGTATGTATGGGCTCTGGCCAAGGTTAACAAGTCCTTTACCCTCTTCGGTGGGGATCGTGTCGAGAGCTACCTTCTTTTCACCAACACACATCGTTATGGTAAGTCCATTGACGTTCGGTTCACCCCTACCCGCGTCGTCTGCAACAACACGCTGACGATGGCCCTCAACGGTGTTTCTGACAACGCCTTTAAATCTTCGCATCGGGTGGTCTTCGACGCCACCGCCGCGAAGCAGACGATGGGTATCGCCAACGAGAAATTCGATCAATATGGTGAGGCGGCGGCTTTCCTCGGTTCCAAGCGGTATTCTGAAGAGACTGTCAAGGAATATTTTAACGAAGTCTTCCCGGTACAGGTCGTCAAGGAAAATTCCAAGCGTAAGCCGAAGGAAGCCTCTTCGAATGCTACTCTGGCCGTCAAGGCTCTGGCCTATCAGCCCGGTGTTGAATTCGGGCCGGGAACTTGGTGGCAGGCTCTCAATGCCGTCACTTACGTCACGGATCACCTGATGGGCCGAACCGACGAAGCGCGGGTCGAGAATATGTGGTATGGACAGGTAAAGGATAAGAAGCTGAAGGCCTTCAGCCTAGCCGTTGACATGGCCAACAAAGCCTAAGTCTCTGAAAATCCCCGAGAAATCGGGGATTTTTTTTTGTCAACTCTGATGTGTCCAAAAGGTTCCTGTCAATAAAAATCTTATCTTTACAAAAAATTTCTTGACATCTTATATACATGCTGGCATACACAAGACGCCGAAGAGATAGTCTCTTCCTCAGCGTGACTTATGGAGTATTTCATCATGAATATCAAATCAAATGAAACCATTTCTGCTCAGGTTGCCAAGGTTATGTCAAATCTGAAGAAAGGCCACACACGATCCGAGGCCTTCGCCGCCATCAATAATGCCAGAATTGATGATAGAAATGGTAGGAGAATTGTTCCCTCCGTCTGGTACCACGCCCTCGCATATAACATGAAGGAAAATGGGAAGACCTACATGGAAGAGTCCTATCCTTATTTTCAGCCCACCGAGAGCCCGTATCCCAGAATCAAAACCGCCGCCTCGGCACCTGCCCCTCCCGCGCCTGCGCCGGTTCATGAGGCTTCCAATAAGGATGATGCGCTGGTGACCTTCCTGCACCGACTGCGTGACGACATAACATCGTTTATCGTGAGCGTCGAGGAAAATGGTGACAAGACGACTGCTCATACTGGTATCAAGTCGTCGGAAATGAACATCGGAAATGTCGTACAGTCCATGATCGGTAAACGCCGCGCCTAATTCATAATTAGTCATTAATAAGGCCGGGAGTTCTTCCCGGCCTTTTTCTTTTTTTCCGCTCACGTTATCTTGACGGAACCATTTTGAAGGAGTAGGTTCTTGTCATGCAGTTAGGCCATTCGGGGTGGCTGCGAAAAAAAAATTGGAGATTTGTGCAATGAATTATATCGTGATTGGCGGCGCTAACCAAGAATTGGTAGGAACCTTCAAGGATTTTATCGATGCTTGCGACATCGCCATCAACCTGAATTCCGAGGATGGATTTCTTTATACCGTCTGGGAAAGCCAGAAGGCTTGGACGACAGGGATGCTCGATAACAAGGTCGTCTACCACAATTTTCAAAATGTGAATGTCGCCGTCAAGTCGGCCTGATTTTCTTACGATGTCGAGGAAGGGGGTTTACAAACCCTCTTTTTTCGGCTATAGTCTTAGAAGTATAATAATGAAACGAATGAAAGGATATTAAATGTTTTGGAAAAATCAAGGTATTTCTATCGTCTGTGGTCTGATTGCTACGGCAATCTCTTATGAGACTGCTCTCTTCTTTGGATGGATTCCGAGCGTAAATCCGCTGGAGGCATTTTCTGTATTCACTTCTTATTGGTGTACATTCCTGTGCGTCTTTCAGTCTCGGTGGAATTATCCGATTGGAGCAATTTCCGTCGCCGCTCTCTGTCTTCTGTTTTATCAATCGAATCTTCTGTCTTCGATGGCTCTACAGGTCTACTTGTTTCCGACTTTGTTATATGGCTGGTTTCGATGGAAGCCCGATGCCGACACTCGCCCGGTAACTTTTATCGAAGCCAAGTGGTGGCCGGTTTATATCGTTTTGACAGCAGGCGTCGGTCTGGCCTGTATGGAAGCGAATAATTATTTTGGTGGCACAAATGCCGCATGGGATACTTCAATTCTTGTTCTTTCAATTTTGGCTCAGTTCATGCTGGACAATAAGAAAATCGAAAATTGGATTCTCTGGATTGCCGTTGACATCATTTCGGTGTTTGTCTACTGGAATGAAGACCTGAAGATTCTTTCCATCCAGATGGGTTTCTTCATTCTTAATGCTATCTGGGCTCTATATCTCTGGTGGAAGTCGATGAAGACTCCTTCGATTACCGCCGCCGTTCAGAAGTTTGAAATTGTAAATCATTAAGGATTAAAAACATGCGACGTGGCATCATCGTGATGACGGCTCTTCCTCCGACCAACGGTCATAAGGCATTGATTCAGTTTGGTCTTGATTTTTTTGAGACCGAGGGATATGATTACACGTTGCATGTTCTCATCAACTCTCGTAGTTTCGAGCCGATGGATGGTTGGGTTCGTTATCTGGCCTTGAAGAATGAATTTCAGAATTATTATGATTCCTGTAATCTCATTTTTCATTTAAATCAGAATGATGACGTTCCTCAAAATCCACCAGATCATCCTGACTTTTGGAACTTCTGGTGTGAGATGATCGAAGATGAAACAGGCGTGACTAAGTTTGATTTTCTCTTTGCCTCAGAAAATTATGGGATCGAACTATCAAAGGTTATCGGCGCAAGCTTCATTCCCTTTGATATTGATCGAGTCATCAATGCGTCAAAGGCGACGCATCTCAGAGACAATCCGTTGTCTAATTTTGATGATTTAGTTCCTTCTCTTCGACGGAAGTATGGTGTCGTGGCCACATTTTTTGGACAAGAGTCTGTGGGCAAATCCACCATGACTAGGGCCGTATTTAATTGGGGGTCTTTCGATAGTACAAGAGTTCCAGAATGGGCTCGTGGTTATCTTGAGGCTGTCGGTCCTGAAATTACTGATGAGAAGATGTTAAACATTGTCTATGGACAATTTGCTTCTCAGACGGTGGCGCGAGAGAAATTAACTCCATTCATTCTTCAAGATACGGACTTGCTTTCCACGATTGGATACTATAAACTGTGGAAAGGTTCATGGCCTAAGATTTGTGAAACCCTATTTAAAGTTTCTAAATCTGACATTTATTTTCTGATGAATGATAGTATACCTTTCGAGCCGGATCAACTCCGTTATGGCGGTGATAAGCGTGAGACGGATATGAAATTCTGGCGAGACCTTCTCGTTGAATATGACTGTAAATTTCATGAGGTTAAGGCCACCAGCCCTCTTTTACAACTCGCAGAGGTAGAAAATATTCTCCTTGAAGAGTTTAATAAGAAGGCCGACTTCAAGGGGTTTACACGCGAATAAATATTTAATACCCTCGTAACCAGTTCGGTCTTCTAAGCCGTTATCTGTAGTGGAGTTGCAAACGCTGGTTCGAATCCAGCCGAGGGTGCCAATTTTGAAGGAAATTTACATGGAAATCAGAACAAAATATGCCATAGGACATGTCTTCTATGTGGCCCGTTCCTATAGAAGAACTAAGCAAATTAAACAGAGAATTGGTGACGTGGAGTGGGTATCGGAACAGATTTATTATGAACCTGTCGTCAGGCAGAAGATTATCGTCGGTTTAGAAGTCAGTATGTTCGGTAAATATCCGTATACTAATGATTATAACGTCGCCAAGAGCGTCAAATATTACGTGGAGGATATCGATCATGCCGGTGGGGATTACGTTCCTCGCCTGACCGACGAAGAGCAAATTACAACTTACTCCTATGAAGATGCGCTGACTCTCGCCCGAGAATATGCCGCCAACATGAAAGAATTGTTTTGAACAAGTTCGAATTTGATATCGAGGCCTTCCGCGCCAAGGTGGAGGCCCTTTGTGAAAAAAACATCGACTTCATAGATTCAATCTTGACAATCTGTGAGAAAGATGGTATTGAATTAGACACGATAGTTCCCATTCTCAAAAAAGACCCCGAGTTCAAGAGCAGGCTCTTCATCGTGGCCGAGAAGATGAACTTCATCAAGAAAACTACCAAGCTTCCAAAGGATTTCGAATGAGTGATCGGCCTCTTAAAGAATATGATTTAGATGATCTTATCGATGAGCTAGAATATAGAAAATATGATTTCTTCGAAGATTTATCTGATGATGACCTTGAAGAGGAATGTGCCGATAGAGGGATAAGGCTCGAATCAGAAATGGTGGATTATGAACCAGAATTTAGAAGACTCCAAAAGCTTGTCTATGAGGCCTATATGATGTCAATTGAATTTAATTACTGTCCAGATCGGCTATATAAGTTTATCGAAAATAATTTCAGATTTGCTTAGAATTTGCTGGTATTTTCGATAGAAATGTGATAAATAGAAGTAGGGATAATCCCTGATCACATCATCACAAAGATCACAACATCACAGGAGAAAATAAGTTGAGTTTTAAAGACCTAAAGAAAAATCGTCAAGAGAGTTTCAAGAAGCTAGAAGAAGACGTTACCAAGCTGGAAAAGAAGACATTTGAGTCTGATCCAAACGAATGGTATCCTAGTGTAGACAAGAACGGCAACGGGTTTGCTGTTGGTCGTTTCCTTCCCCGTATCACACCAGACGATCTGGATTTCGCCCGTTGGTGGAGCCACGAGTTTCAGGACAAGACCACTTCTAAGTGGTATATCGAAAACTGCCTGTTCACATTGGACGAGGGTGCCGATCCTGTCATGGAATTCAATAAGAAGCTTTGGAACTCGGTTCCCGGCGCGAATGACGACAAGGTGGCCAAGACCCATCCTAACCGTCAGCAGGCCACGCACCAATCCCGCAAGATTCATTATGTCGCTAACTTCTATGTCATCGAAGATAGTGTGCATCCTGAAAACAACGGTCGGGTTGTCAAGTTCAAGTTCGGCAAGTGGGCGATGGATAAGATTGAGGCTGTAATGTTCCCGAAGTTTGCCGGGAAGAAGAAGATCAATCCTTTCGACCTGTGGGATGGTGCCAACTTTCGCATCGAAATTATTTCGGAGCGTAAGGACGGTCGGATGCAACGGAGCTATAATACTTCTTCGTTCGATCCTCCCGGACCATTGGCTCCCGATGAAGAGCTAGAGAAGATTTACGAGCAATATAAAACTTGGTCGATCAAATCCTATCTGGAACCCAAGAACTTCAAGCCTTACGCCGACCTGAAGAAGCGTTTGGATGACGTTGTTGGCTTTGATACTGCCCTATGGAATGGTAAGAACCTTACCTCTTCTCAGGCGGCTTCCGAACCGGCTCGGTCATTCGCCACGGCGGAACCAAAATCCTCTGCGTCTATTCAGAAGGAATCTGTATCTGACCAGACTGATGAATTTTTCTCCAGCCTGAAAAAGAATACAGTCGAGGACGACATCCCCTTTTAATTTGACACCTAATCATCCTACGAAAAAGATAAAGGGGGGCTTCGGCTCCCCTTTTTATTATCCTTTGGGTATACCTCGGTGTGGTGCCTGTAACACGGTTTTAGGGTCCACTGGCGGGTTTAGCGGCATATTGGGGGATGGTTGCTGCTCCATCTGTGAACCGCCTCCATAGCCTCCGTAACCACCACCAAAGTTAGAATAATCCGGCATGTTCCTTATCTGCTCCACCATCTGGCGACTCTGGCCCCATGTCGCCACGCCAATAACAGCCAACATGGATATGTGAAATATTCCACCACCTTGAAGTGTGATCGGAGCCCATGCGATGATGGGGTATTTAAAGTATGCCAGAATGACGACGTTGGTGATAGGCGCTATCAAAAAATCAAACGCTATGATGGTGAGATATAACCATGCCGCAAAGAGATGCCATTGTTTGAACCAAGTTTCTTTTAAAAGTTGCGACTGAATCGAGTCGTCGGGATCATATTCCATGGCCTTTGGTCCTTGAATAAATATTAAAAGTATCAGATATTTATTTTTTTCAGGGATTCCATGGCACAAGAACAAGAACAAGAACAAGAACAAGCAGCAGAAAGTACCTTCAGAACTTTATTGGCCGATAGCGCCAGATATCTCACACATGCGGCGTTTCCACAGATCATGGCGCTGCAAGATTTGGTTTCTAGCTACAAGAAGAAGGCCGACGAAGAAATCAAAGAACTGAAGGATGAAGTTCGTCAGGAACGTAGGAAGAAAAGTAGTAATAGTACAGACGACGAAGACGTTGTGAATACGCTTGAACTTGGTTTTGAACAAATAAATCAGCATAATGTGACCCATGGTGTTCTTCTTGACTCCATGCTGACCGAAAACAGAAAAACTAACTCTCTGCTTGAAAGATTAGTTTTGGGTGGTGGAGGTTCTGGCGGTGGCGGTGGCGGTGGAGGTTCAGGTGGCGGCGGGGGTTTTGGAGACCTTGCCAAGGATGGGATGGAAATCAAGGCCGTTCAATGGGGAAGTAAACTTCTAGGAGGTCTTAAGGGATTTTTGAGTGAAGGTCTGATGGGCGGAGGTTTGGCTGCTGGTCTGATAGGCGGAGGTTTGGCTGCTGCTCTTAATTGGGGAAACAAAGGAGAAATTCATACTCTTTTGAGTGGAGGTCATGAAAATGACAGTTCAAAAGACCTAAAGGATTATTATAATAGTCTTCAGTCGCAGAAATTACAGGCCGGTGTGAAGGAAGACGACTCTAATCTTGCAATACAGCGTGAAGCACTCATGAAGATTGTTCAGAAGCTTGATGAGATGGACAAGAGCGGAAAGCATAATCCTGCCGTCGATAAACGTAAGGAAGAGATTCAAAAAGAAATTGATGATCTGAGTAAGGACAAGGCCCAGAAGGAAAGCCAGATCAAGGCGCTTCAGAGTGGTGATATTATACAGACACCACAACAGCAGATTGCCGCCACGAGAAGTACCGGCCAAGTAGCCCTTCCTGTCGGTGGAGGCGTCGATTCTGTGTCTCCTGATCAAACACAACCAACATTCGGCCAGACCGTCGATGCTCAGAGAAACCAAGGCGCGGCTGATATTCTTGGAAGAAAGCTTGGTGGTGATCACACAATAACACAAGGTTCGGGCGGCGGTTCTGGTGGTGGTGATCACACAATAACACAAGGTTCGGGCGGCGGTTCTGGTGGTGGTGGTCATATTGGTGGTGCTGGTGCCGCTATTGGTGATAAACTCACAAAGCATCTGATGGAAAAATATGGTCTGACCAGAGAACAGGCGACTGGTCCCGTTGGTGTGATGGGTTATGAAAGTGGTAATTTTAAAACTCTACAAGAAATTGGTCATTCTGGAACTGGATCGGGATATGGATACGCACAGTGGACAGGACCACGTAGAACTGCATTTCTTGAATGGTCAAAGGAACATAAGTTAAATCCTTCCAGTTATGAAGCCAATGAAGGATTTATGGATCATGAATTAGAAACAACGTATAAACATGTAATTCCTCATATAAAGAATGAATCTACCGCCAGAGGTTCGGCACATTCTTGGGAAACACATTTTGAAGGAATGAGAGAAGGTGGTCCCGGTGTTCCTGCATTTGAAAAACATATGCAGAGAGCCCAAGATTACTATGATCAGGGTATGGGTACTCCCGGATTTAAGGGCGGGGGAAGTATTGGAAACGAATCTGGTGGCGGTTCTGGTGGTGGGGTGAACGATTTAAAGACATCGGATCAGGTCTTAGACCACGTAAAGGCCATGCGTGATAAAGGATTAATAACGGATGATGAGTGTGTTTCTTTGGCGATGGCAAGTGTTGGCGTCAGAAAAGGGTCGGGCCAAGACGGATCAAATGTTCATCAATGGACATTTAAAAAAGGTGAAAATGCCTTCGATAAGGATTTGCCTATTGGAACACCTGTTTCCACACATTTAAATAGAGATGGGTCGGAATCCGACAAATATGCTGGTGGGGGAGGGGGGACACGCCATGCTCATTTAGACCATGCAGGAACTATTGCGGGATATAGAATTAATCCTGCTACAGGTGCAAGAGAAATGGGTATTGTTGAACAATTTCATAATATAAGAGAAAAAATGGGAGTAAACGAAAGACTTCATTGGCTTCCTAGGGATGGTTTTGGTGAATCCGCAGGCAAGAATTATTCTCCAATAAGAGATAGTCAGGGTAATCCATTAAATGGAAATCAAAATCCATTATATCGACAGGAACACCCTGAGCATTATGATCAAACTCCTGCCGAAGCTTCACATCCTTCCATCGTTGCTGCCGCTCAAAATATTGCCTACTCTGTAGGTAAAGTTCTTGAACAACATACTGATGGTGTCAACGGCATGATGGGCCGTGACGACTCAGGATTTGATGGCGACAAACGATTTGGTCAGATGAGAAATCGTGGTCATGATCTTCATGCTGACATGCATGGAAGATTTGGTGGTTCCAATCCTATGGCCGGTGATGCAGGCATGATGGGCCGTATGGGTATTCAACCAACAGACGATCAGAGAGAAGCTGCCGAAATAAAGGCCAATGCCAATAGATGGAAAGAAAATCATGATCCTCGTTTTAACATGCATGGAAGATTAGGCGGTTTCAATTCTCGGGATAGTGATGCAGGCATGATGGGTCGTAATGATTCTATGTTTGATAATAACAGAATTATGGAAATGAAGAATAGAGCGGGTGGTCTTCAGCCAAGAGACGATGACGAAAAAGAAGCTATTGAAATAAAGGCCAATGCCGAGAGATGGCAACATAAGTTAATCGATCCTAAGATGCTGGGAAGAGGAAGACCTAATTCTATGGACAACATGAAAGGCCGTGATGACGCCTTTTATGATGGAAGTCTGGACAACATGCGAGGTCGTAAAGACGCCGGTTATGATGGAAGTAGAATGGACAACATGAAAGGTCGAAGTGACGCCGGTTATGATGGAAGTAAATTGATGGATTCTAACTTCTACAAGTCAGAAGACACCGACCTAGATTCATTGATTCAAAAGCCAGACCTTATAAACTACGCAGCCCAGATTAATCAGACGGCTATCAACAAGGATGCCTCTAAACCTAATGAGAAACCTCAAGACGCCATGCAAAAACTCTTTACAGAACTAAAATCTCATGATAAAGATGGTGTCAAGGATATCAAAAAGGAGAAGCATGAGGCCGGTCCTGTGTCTCCACCCGATGAACGAATTAAAAAACTGTTCACAAATTACGGTGGTATAGGCCACGGTCCACAGTAAGGATTTATTTATGTCAAAAATTAGGTTTATTGGTGATATCCACGGCGATACCAAGGCGTGGGAGCAGCTTATTCAGGATTGTGATGAGTCGATTCAGGTGGGGGATTTTGGCGCTGGTTTTGTGCCGATTCCCGATCCGCAGGATATTTCCGTGAATCACAAATTCATCCGTGGTAATCATGACTCGCTCCATGCGTGTCGCAATTCGTCGCGATGGATTCCTGATGGCACCTACGATCCCAAGCATCGGATGTTCCTGATGGGTGGTGCCTTCTCCATCGACTGGCAAAATCGCACACCCGGTGTCTCATGGTGGGGAGATGAGGAACTGTCCTATCAGGAACTTTATGGGATGATTTCTCGTTATGAGGAACTGAAGCCTCAAGTGATGGTGACGCACGACTGCCCTGAAAACATGTATTTTAAATTGTTTCCGGTGGAGACGAGCAAACACCATTATCCAAACCGAACGTCAAAGGCGCTTCAGGCGATGCTCGAAATTCACCAACCTAAATTGTGGATTTTCGGTCATTGGCATAGTTTTCGAAATGAAGTCATCGACGGCACCAGATTTTTATGTTGTGACATTAATCAGGCGATTAATGTTGACTTACCGACATATGAATGATATATTAAGAACTCACAAAAAAGGAGAATAAAAATGTCAGACAATACAAAAAATTGTATCCACGCCAGTATCCACGAATCAGATAAGGATATTGGCAACGACAAGAAGCCCGAAAAGAAGTCAAACGCAATTCATGCCTCGATAAGACCAGACGACAAGACGGGTCAGGAGCGTGAAGGTGGAGACAAGACTTCTTGGATCAAGAAGATTCTCACCAAGAAGAAGTGATTACATAGACTGATTGAGTCTATTTGCTTCATCAGCCTGTTGAATAGTCTTGGAAACCATTTGAAGGGTTAAAGTCCTTTCAAATGGTATTTCATTTTCAATTTCTTCCAGAGAATAACCGTGATGGTGCCGCAGGGCAAAGTTTGTCGAATAATACGCGCTTAGAGTATTATGGATTAGAGATACAAAAAAAAATCCATAAGTGAGTTAAAGGTCAGAATTTTTTCGTTGCCATTACTGTTTATATATTTCAGAGAGTGGCGAATTGATGGCGTTGATAGTAGGAAGTCCTTAATTTTATGAAAGGTCTTTACGTCGAGGCTGTCAATAAAATCCCGCAGTTCCAAGTGTGACATCTCGATATATTCGTCGTTACTGAACACCTTATCAACACAATTTACAACTAATTCGAACAGGCCTTCCGCTGCCAGACGTTCCTTGAAGTCTTTGTTGTCGTAGATCGAGGCCATCGGATATTGCATCACCATAACCGTCTTATCGTCCACCTTGATATTCTTGTCGGGGGCGTTTTCATCGAATTGAACCTCAACATCATTAAAATTAATTGAAAGAGGATATTCCTTTCCATCTTCAACATCTTTGACTACGAAATTTTCCATATTGTTGACCGAGGCGGCGCGAAGCCTTAGAAATATAAATTCCAGATCGAAGAGTGGAATCTCGTTGACGTTGAAGTCTTCTTCCTGACAGCATACATTCACCACGTCCTTGATAGCCCTGAGAATATCGTTGATGTCCTTACTCTCCTTGGCGAGAAGGAGAATCTTTTCCTCCTTGACGAGGTATCGGCGGAAGGCTAGTTTCTTTTTAGTAGAAGGCTGGTCAATAAAAAATATTGGATATACAATTTTAGGTATCATTTCATTTCCTTATGAAACCGCCAAAGACCACTCTTTGAAGGTGAATCCTACAGTTATTTTAAATAAGTTGTTGGTCTGTTCCCATATTAGGGGTGACGCCGAGAACATGATGGGCTTCGCTCTTGTCACGAAGACCGTCTGGATGATGTTTCCGAGGTTGTCATATATATTTATACTGATATTAGGTGCGACAATATCGTCGTCATACATCGTCGTATATCTAGGAAGCGTGATGCTGGTGGTGCTGCCGCCCGTCGAGGTTCCTGATGTGGTGCTGGTCTCGGAAAAGTTATAAATCGAATTAATCCATGAATAAAAGAATGTGTAAATAGTGCCACTCTTATCCGCGATGAAGGTTATCTTGATGTCGCCAAAGACGGCGTTATATGGCGTCTTCACCGATGGTCCAAGGCCATAACGCGCCGTTTCGTTCGAAAGAAGCGCGGCGACGGGGAGATTCACACTCTCGGCTCTGAAAGCCAGAAGTTGGGGCAACTCCGACTGTAGAATGTCACCATTCTTGGCATTACTGAATATGTTTGGTAGGGTGATATTCACATCAAATTTAGAGCTACTGGATACCCCGTACTGCTGTATATTTGTTATGAAATCGTTGATATTAAATGCCATATCGTTCCCTTAAGTTTTTAATAAACTAGCAGCCCACACATACTCGGCAGACTTCTT